ACAGCCCTACGCTTTCACCAGAACGCCGGAGAGAGTTCCGGCTAACGAGATCATCCATCTGTTCCGGCGTGAGCGTATAGGCCAAACCAGAGGCGTTAGCTGGTTCGCTCCGGCTCTTAGCTGGATTCGCGACCTCGGAACCTACGTCGACAACGAGATTCAAGCCTCGGCGGTTGCATCATGCTTTACTATCGCGATTAAGACGGAAACTCCGCTAGGTCGGCTCAGCGATCCAGACGGCGGCGACAGTACCGACGATGTTGGTAACTCGATCGATTACATGGAGCCCGGGTCTATCGTCCGGCTTCGTCCCGGGGAATCCGTCGAGGGTATCAATCCAGGTCGGCCAAACGCCGGAGCAGAGCCGTGGATAGCGTTGATTCTTCGTGGGATCGCGGTTGGAACTGGTTTGTCGTATGAGGTAGTTGCTCGAGATTATAGTCAGACTTCGTATAGCTCGAGCCGTACAAGTCAACTTGAGGATCGGCGAAGATTCCGATGCTGGCAACAGTACCTAATTAGGCACATGCTACAGCCTGTTTGGGATGCTTTTGTAGAGTCGGCGGCTATTTCCGCACTACCAGGGTTCCCGACTTCAGCGGAGCTTTTGGATGATCGTAGGCGATTCGCTCCGGTCGAATGGCAGACTCCAGAATGGGAATGGGTCGATCCTCAGTCCGAGCAGACTGCTTCGGAGATGGCTCTCAATTCGTTCACCGATACTTACGCCAACGTCCTAGGCTCCCGGGGTCGGTCGTATCGATCGGTTTTCTACCAGCGAGCTAAAGAAGATCGATTGCGGAAGAAGCTCGGATTGCTAACCAACGAAGAAAAGCAATTGCAAGTTTCGGCGGCTCAGACTCCAGCATTGTCACAACCTCAAGATGCTCAGCCAATCGAGCAACCATCGGAGGTGGTCAATGCCCTATGAGGTAAAGGTATCAGTCGCTTGTCCGTTGGATAAGAAATACGGCGTTTGGAAGGACGGTCAGTTGCTTGGTTGCCATCCGAGCGAGGACAACGCAGGGGAGCAAGTGCAAGCTCTTTACGCTTCAGAAGAAGTTGAGCGTGCCAAGTATGACGGCATCGACTTTACCCCTCCCGAGGGGGCCAGGGAAGAAGCTCAGCGAGGTTTGGATTGGCGTAAGGAGTTCGGTCGCGGTGGAACTCCGGTCGGATGGGCCAGGGCTAGGGACATCGCCAATGGCGAAAGCCTAAGCCCAGATACGATCAATCGCATGGTCAGCTATTTCGCCAGGCACGAAGTTGACAAGCAGGGCGAAGGATGGAGTCCCGGGGAAAAGGGATTCCCGTCGGCGGGAAGAATCGCGTGGGCTCTTTGGGGAGGGGATGCGGGTAAATCTTGGTCAGCAAAGGTGAACCGACAAATGCAAGCAAGAGACAAGGATACCGTTGAGCGAATCGCACAAGTCGAAAAGATTCAACGTCAATTCGGTCAGATCAAAGATGGCAAGGCGGTGATTGCCACTGAAACGCCGATCGAGATTTACGATCAACAGCGAGGTTGGATCAAGCAAGTTCTGTTGATGGACGGAGCGGTGTTTCGCAATGGCAAGAAGCAGTTGCCGATTGTGGATAGCCACAACGACAAGACCGTTCGTAACGTCTTTGGCTCGATTCGAGGGATCACGATTGAAGATGGTCAGCTAGTTGGTTCGGCAGAGTTCGCAAGCGATCCTGAATCGCAAGTCGTCGCGACTCGATATTCCGAGGGCCATCTTAACGACTTTTCGATCGATGCGGTAATCCTCGAGCGACATCTAGTCCCTCAAGGGCAATCGTTCACGACATCTCGCGGCCAAGTTATCGAAGGTCCGGCTGAGATCGTCACTAAATGGGAACCACACAATGCGTCGATCTGTGCAACGGGTGCAGATCCTAATTCTACTGTTCGTCGGTCTATGGACCGGGAAGGGGTTACGAGAATGGATGAGTCGCTCATGGCGAAGCTCCAGATGCTCGGTCTACCGGAAGGGATGACCGATGCTGCCGAGATCATTGCTTGGATGGCTGAAAAGATGCCAGAGCCGAGCGTCGAGGTTGAACTAATGCAAGGCGAAGATAAAAAGCCTGAAGAAGTCGCAGAGCGTGCCGAGCACACTGGCGAAGAAATGAAAATCGAGAAGATGGAAGATGAGGTGAAAGCCGAAGTCGAACGTCAACTCAAAGCCGAAAAGGTTCGTCGTCAAACAATCCTCAACCATTGCAAGCTAGCGAAATTGGAGCGAAGTTTCGCAGACGAGCTGATTGAGGATGAATCTGTTACCGTTGAAATCGCTCAAGAAAGGATCATCAGAAAGATGGCTTCACAACCACTAGGGGGAGCCGTCGAAGGCTCCGATTTCCGAGTTTCTCAGTCTGAGCAAGATAAGTTCGAAGCCGCTGCTTCGGCTGGCTTGGTTCAGCGATGCTACCAAGGTGGCGGTATCAAGCGATCGAAGGTCGAGCCAGTTCAAGGTCAAGAGCATTTCGCTAACCTTGGCTTGTATCGACTTGCCGAAGCTTGCGTTCGTCGCATGGGCATCAACCCAGAGAAGTTCAACCGTCAAGATGTTGCACGGATGGCGATGGGACATCAACCCACGTTCGATCGACTTCGGGTCCAACGGGCCAACGAAGCCTATCATACAACCGGCAGTTTTGCCAACCTGCTTCTGGATGCGGCTAACAAGACGCTCCGAGCAGCCTACGAAGAAGCTCCTTACACTTGGAGTTTGTGGGCAAGGCAAGCGGCTAGCGTTGCCGACTTCAAGAACATCAACCGAGTTCAACTCGGCGAATCCGGCAACCTCGAGATGGTTCCAGAGACCAAGCAGTATCCCGAGAAGTCGGTCGGTGACAGCAAGCGGACCTACCAGATCGCTAAGTACGGTGCTGAGTTCACCGTATCTTGGGAAACGGTTGTTAATGACGATCTTGATGCTCTGTCGCGTATTCCTGCAATGCAAGGCAACGCGGCTCGTCGGACTCAAGAGAAGGTTGTCTACGATGCTCTCTTGAGCAACCCAACGATGCCAGACACCTATGCTCTGTTCTCTGCTTCTCACCCAAGCGGATCGAACATCAGCGGAAGCGCGGCGGCTCCAAGCGTTCAAACCTTAAGCGATGGCTTCGAGGCGATGGGCTTGCAAAAAGGATTGTCGAGCGATGTTTATTTGAACCTCGTTCCTCGAACCTTGCTGGTTCCTTTAAACTACTCCGCAACGGCTCTTGAGATCGTCAACAGCCAAAGCTATGCGGCCAGCAACAACAACAGTGGCGTAGTGAATATCTACGGCGTGAATGGCGTTCGACCTTTGCAAGTCGTGACTACTCCATTGCTCGATGCGAACAACACTACCAACTGGTATTTGATCGCTGACAATGCACAGATCGACACTGTTGAAATCACCTTCTTGCAAGGTGAAGAATCGCCAGTTCTCGAAAACGAATGGATCATGTCGAACGATGTCTATCGTTACAAAGTTCGTCAATCGTTCGCTGCGGCTGTGATCGACCATCGCGGAATCTACGGCAACCGCTAACCAACAACCAACAAAGAAAGAGGTGATACATTATGAGTGATATGCGAGACTTTGAGATTATTTACGACGACTTCAATGGAGCGGTCGCCACGTTTCCAACGTCGGCAGATCCGGCGACTCCTTGGCTTGTTGCTGATACTTCATCGGCTGGAAGTCCAGTCTACACCAAGGGCACTAGCGAAGCGACATTGACATTGGCGGCAACCAGCGAAGTCGAGAATGTTTGCTTGTCCTTCGGTGATGCTCTCGATATCGACATCGACGACATTCAACGTGTCGAGATGCGAGTCAAGATCAGTGCATCGACTTTCACCAGCGGCTCAATCTTGGCTTTCGGTTTGGGCTCTGCTCGAAACGATACGCTGGACAGCGTGACGGCCAATGCTTGGTTCCGAATGGAAGGGGCTAACAGCACGACTCTCGTTTACTGCGAGTCTGATGATGGCGTCAACGACAACGACGACAAGTCAAGCGGCGTGACTCTTGGGACAACCTTCAAAGAGTTCGTTATCGACTTCACAGGCGGCAAGTCCAATGTCAAGTTCTTCATCGACGGCCAGCGAGTCGCATCGACCACGACCTTCGACATGAGCAACTACACTGCTGGCTTGCAACCGATCGTGCAGATCCAGAAAGCTGCCAACACCAACGCCAACGGTGTTGTTGTTGATTACGTCAAGATCGTTGCCAAGCGGGGCTAATCGATGAGTCTTGGCGACATGATCGAGCAAGACGCTAGAGCGGTGTTTTGCAACCCGAATGACTTCGCTGAACCCGTGACCTACTACAAGGAAAACGGCAAGTCAAGGCATATCAACGCGGTTGTGATTCGCGACGCTTTGGCGATCTTGCCCGAAGACGGTGACACGATCACGCCAGTCTTCGAGGTGCATGTTGCTAATGATGGAGTCGAAGGGATCTTGAGCGAAGAATTGAACCTCGGCGGAGATCAAATTGCATTCTCTCCGAGGGTTGGTAAACAGGTCGAGCGTCGAACTGTTACCCGTTTGATGGGCCATGACAACGGGATGTTGCAACTAGAATGCCGTTAGCAGTCGTCGAACAAATCGCACTTGAAATTAAGTCGCGTTTAGATGCGATGATCGGCAACGTCAATTACGCAACCGACGTCCTCGAAGTTGTTCGGCCAACGCGATTCGGAGACTTCACACCCAAGGATCGACAGATCATGCTGGTTCAGGGGCCGCAGGAGTTGGTTGCTGAGTTGTCCCACCCAGGCAACCCACCAGCGCAAGCCTACCGGCAGATATACCAGATCCGATGTCACTTGATGCCTTCGGAGCGATCGACGGCAACAATCGACGAAGCATTGAACCAGTTCCAATCCGACATCGTGCGAGCGATCGCAGGAGTCTCGACCACTTGGCACACGTTCGGCGGTTTGGCGAATGATGCCCAGTTTATGTCACCAGAATACGTTTCGGCGGATGGCGGTCTTGATGGCATCAATTGCCCGATAGCCGTGACGTTCCGAACCGATGATGATGATCCAACCCAGGTAAGAGGCTAGCATGACGACATTGAGCGAGTTCAAAGTCGATGTCGATCAGGCTTCGCTAGCCAAGCTTGTAGAGGCACTTGGAACCTTCAAGGGCCACTTGAACAGGCACATGGCAACGGCGGTCAATCGCGTTGCTAGGACGGTTGGTGTGGAAGCGGCTCAGCAACTTGGCAAGGTTGTGAACTTCAAGCTACATAGCAAAAACAAGTTTACGACAAAGCGATACACGAAAGCGGCAACATTAAAGAAAGCCGTTTGGCGTAAGCAGAATGCCACGGCTGATAGCCCGAAAACAACAGTAAAGCTTTGGGCTGGTCATCCGTTTCCTGCTCGATGGCACGAAGCTTATGAGTTCCAACGCAAGCGAAAGAAAAAGACTGTCTCGGAAGGTGTCTACTATCGAACGCATGTCGGCGGCGGTTGGACGGCTGTCCTCGATGGATTCATCGCTCGCAATTGGGGCGGCAATGTTTACCAGAGATTAGAAGGGTCAAGAGCGATCCGCAAGGTTAAGGGCATGAGCCCTGGCGATTACTTCGACGAAAAGAACATTCCACAGGTTGCGGCTAAGGTCGCGGCTGAGCGATTGCCAATCGAGATCAAGCGACGATTGCGAGACGTAACAATGGCGGCTGAAGGTAAAATTAAACTGCGTGCATCTCCAAAACTAGGAACCTAACATGACTTTACTTAAACGAAAACGAGTCTTAGCGGCCAAGATCGAAGCGACTCCAGGAACCGCCGAATCATTGACGGCATTGGAGGCGGCATTCAACTGCTACGATATTATGATTCAGACCGAAACAGAGCTTGAGTCCAGGGAGGGCCAAGGCTCATTCGGTATGCGTGCTAGCGTTCCAGGTGGCTACAAGGGACGGATCACCTTCAAGCATGACGCAAGCTGGGATGGAACCGCAACCGAACCATCATGGGCAGATACATTCCTACCTGCTTGCGGTTGGGTCAAGTCGGGTCAAGTGTTCACACCTCGAACCGAAGCACCTGGGTCGAACGTCAAGACTCTGACCATTGGAGTCTACATCGATGGCGTTCTTAAGTTGCTCCGAGGTTGCGCGGGAACCTTCAAGCTGAACTGCCCATCAGGCAAGGCGGCTTTCCTTGAGTTCGATTTCATGGGCATCTGGCAATCGCCAACGGATACTGCAATCCTGACTCCGACCTACCCAACGGCTCAGCCTTTGCGATTCGCATCGAGCACAACGACTTGGAATAGCGTTGCCTTGGAGGTCGAGAACCTGACATTGGATAGCGGCAACACGATGATCCTCAGGGAGTCTAGCGGTACGGCGGCAGGATTCTCGGCGGGACTGATTACCAATCGAGTTGTGACGATCACAGGCAACCCAGAAGCCAAGACGGTAGCAACGCAAGACCGATATGGTAAACTGCTGGACATGAGCGAACATGCTCTGACCTGGAGTCTCGACGGGCCAACCAACAGCGTTATCACCATCAATGCACCTAAGGCTCAGATCCTATCGATCAGTGAAGCCGACCGGGAAAACATGGTTGTCGATGAAATCACTTGGCAGGCAAATCGAGACGGGTCAAACATCGACCAAGAATGCTCGATCACATTTACAGCAGCAACCTAACATGCCGATCAGTTTAGAACCGGGCCAGACCTTTCCGATCTGGCTCGAAAGCGACAAAGATATTCCGATGGCATCGAGGCCAGTCTTCGATGCTAAGGCTCAATCGATGCGACAGCAACGCAAAGTGCTCGAAGTCATCGACGTGATTTTCAAAGATGGCATTTCAGTCGAGGAAGTTTTCGATCAGACGCGGGATTGTCTTTTCGATTGCTTGGCAGGCTGGCGAAATGTACCGAAGCAGTTCTCGAAAGAATCGATCGAGGATCTTTTGACCTTCGACGAGTGCAGAGAGTTGTTACGCAAGTGCGGCTCAAACCAACGAATGAGCGGCGACGAAAAAAAATGATGAGGCTTGCGGCGTTGATTCGGCAGGGGAAGCTTTGCCGAGGATGCTCCAGCAAGCAATGCAAGGACGAAGGGACAGAACGAGAACCGATCGAGATCGAGTGCCCACAATGCAGGGGGCATGGTTGTAGCGAATGCAACCAAGGATCGATTCGGATCTTGGGATGTCCCAACCGGATTTGCAGTCCGATAGTCGATGCGGTTGAACTGTGCGACTTGTACTCGAAGGGCTTGCCACCTGTTTTAGGTGGTGCTCTCGATCAAGCGGCATGGTTCTTGGAAGCGGCAAAATTCCTCGAAGTCGAAGAACTTACAATCAAAGCGGAGCGACAAAGTGGCTAGCGAGAGCGTAAAGATTCTAATCGAAGCAGAGGACAAAGCATCGGCTCAGGTTGCCAACGCGTCGAAGAACATCGAGCAAGCGGTAAAGGGTGTTAAGGAAACGGGAGCCAGGGCTAAGGGTTCCATCGAGTTCGTCGGCGTGATGGCGGGTCAGCTAGGCGGCGGTCAATTGCAGACGGCGGCTCAAGGTGTCGCGGCGATCACTGAGAAGGTTGGTCAGTTCTCCGAGGTGATGAAGACTGGCGGCAAGGGTGCTGCATTCTTCCAGGCTGGTATCGTCGCTCTCGTTGGTGTGATGGCGTTCCAATTGGGAAAGACGATCGGTGAAGCGATCTTTGGCGTAAGGGATCTTGCCAAAGAATTTGAGGACATG